GACAAAATTTCCTTGGCGTGTTGGTATGGCTGGTTTGGGTTTTGATAGCGAAGCAATCTACCGCAATCACCCAAACAAGGTTGAGTTCTGCTCGTGCCGCCTATACCTGGTGGAAGAGGGGTTGTGGGTCTTTGGGCCCAAGCCAGGCCGAGTCCTGGCGAAGTTCGGGTACATTATTAACCCACCCGCGAATGTTTCGCGCGAGTCGATGATGCGAGGAGTCGCACTCGGTTTGAAGAAGGGTTGCTCGTACATTCCCCCTATTAACAGTGTGATTGAGAGGGTGCTACAGCTCACCGATGGCCATCAAGCCTGGTTTGAGCGTAAACAGTTTGCACCGTTTGCCGATGAGCCTCTCAAGTCTAAGGTCTACTATACAGCCGGTGTTGATGTCATGTTGAATCTGGACATGAATTACGACTGGGACTATGGGAAACAAGCCCATTTTGATGAACGTGTCAGCAAGTTGGAGTTGGGCGATTGCTTGGGGAGTTATTCCGAGCTGTTGTTCGATCGCGACACGAGTGGACCTCAGACCATCTTTGGTGGCTGGGCGCCTCAACAGCGCCCGGAGCCCATTGGGGCTTAAGGGTTAATTAATGCCAAGCGGCCATTGGTCGCCGGTGCATTAGGCAGTAATGCCTGGCAGATTTTAAAGGAGATGCCACCCACTACCGGATGTTACAGATGCGATGCACGTAAGTGCTAGCATAAGTGTTGCCTCCACTGCAATCTCTCAAATTGCAGTGTTGTAAAGCAGCCGCTGCTGGTTTACCAGTGGCCAGCATCGACGGTCACAAGCCCGTGTAAATGCTGAGTGCAACACTGGTACCCGTTTCAAACTGAAATTTGTCGTATCTCTAGATGGTTTGCGCCCTTTAGCAAGGTGCATTATCTGCCCTGAGGCGACACCGGGATGTTTGAACGGAAGAGCGACCGATTCTTACGGCACTACTAGCTAGGTTGTAGTTATTGAACCTGCAAAGCCCATGCCCTATAAAGGGAGTTCAGGACTGAGTACACAAGTAGTCGGTGGCACATGGCTACCAAATGCGCGTTAAGCCGAAACTGCCTCTGGGATGACGACACTGCGAACACCACGTAGTTAGTCACGCAGCGCCCAAGCGGAATTAAGCCTCTCACGCGCATGTTGGGGCCATACGTATGCCATCTGGATGAAGGAGTGAAAAGCCGAACGTTTTAACCCAACATGTCGCCGAAACAAAATCCAAA